GTTGTAAAATAGCCCTTTGTTCGTCGGTCATAATTTTACTCTTTTCTCTACGATTTTACCGTCAACCACTTGCAGGACCGCCGTATACGTGCAATTTCCGTTTTTAATATCTTTAATCCTGACCTCGTAATCATCGTATTCAGCGAGTTTTCGACCACATTTACAGAGTAGGTTCGTCATATTTGCGCCTTCCCAATAATAAAACTTTCTTCTACCGAACCAATAAGTTGCAATTTACCATCAATAACCCTGATTATAGTTTCTTTTCCGTGGCGACACTTAACAATAATTTCGGTATCATTCATTTCGGCTATTTTAACATTGTTGGAACAACTACAACGAATGTTTAAATATTCCGTTCTTGCTGGGCGAAATTTTCTAACTTTGTTTTCTTTTGAACAGTTTGAGTCGCCAAACTCCCGCATATTGTTTGTTGCTATTTCTAAGTTTTTTACAATTATTGTCTTGTTGTTTTTAATATAATCATCAAAATACTTATCAAACAATTCTCCACACCTTGTATCCATTACTTGTTTCCTCCTCACATAATATAAATTAACGGAGGTTCGTGGGGATTACCTCACAATTATATGTTTTGGTACGTTACGTTCGGTCCATTGTTAAAAACCATAACAATCGTCCTCATGGTCAATAAATTGTAGGTAAACACTTAAAACAAAAATACTCCAAATAAATCGAATATACCAACGAAACCATAGCGGCAATGTAAGCGTCACTGTATATTTATTCATTCACGCCGCCACCCTCTCAAATTCACTTCGTCGCATCCTGCTAATCCGACCATTCATAAATACCCGAATCGGCCAGTTAATATATTTCAAATCTATCACCGGCGAAGCGATGCACCTGCAATTATATATCTCGCCAGGTCCGTATTTACCGGCGTCTTTCTCTCCGACTAACAATTCGGGGTGCGGTAAGTCATTCCAACTCATCAATACGCCATCCAAATTACGGTGCGATTCCCTGACGCGACCGTCTTTACTGGTTCGCCATATGAAATAATTCAACCCTATATCCTGGGATTGCGCCTGCGTGAGCGCCGTCGACGCCTTACTTACTTCTGTCCGCGCTATCAAATTCACTCTACTCCGCGTCAACCCCGGCAGTCTCTCCCGTAAATCCACCGCAATATCTGCCGCACGTCTGCCGCACTGTTGTTGCTCCATCACATATGAAGTTATCCACCGGGACACGTCTAGTGGCGCTGACGAAATTAAGCCAGCGTTCCAATCAATCTGCCTCCGCACCATATCGCCTACAGGGCCATTTAACGACTGTTTCAACGCCGCATATATTTCCCGTCCTCTAGTCCCCTCGGAAGCAGCCTCGCACCAACTCCGGGCGTTGTGTGCCTGCAGTGACGTAACCATTCTGGACGCCATACCCAAGGCGACTGACCGGAATATGTCTGACGCTACGAATTCATTTATCCGCGTAAGATATCCTAGCGGGTCCATAAAATCAAAATCGCCAAACACTTTATTTATCAATAAGTGCATGGCGTGCGCGTAGCGGGATTCGATTGAGCGGGGGGGCTGGAAATTATCTGACATTTGCCATCCCTCTAACTAAGGATTCTACAAGCGCTTCTCGCTCTGCTTCTGACTTTAACCGTTCCAGTGCGTTCCGTTTCTCCATCAAATATATAATTTCTTCCGGTGTCCCCTCATACGTCGCCGACACTTCCCCAGCAGTTTCGGTGTATTTCATTTATTCCACCTCTTCAATCGTGATCCGGACGCGCTTGCCGTCGTAATCGCGCAGAGTTTCCAAAACGTGGTTAATGTTTTCCCAGTGTTGAGACCAATATCCAAGTCCGTGACATCGATCACATTCTTCACGATCAGAAATATATGCCTCGCCTTCGCACTCAGGACATATAAACACAACTTGTACTCTTTTAAATTCACCTTCGCCACTCATCCCCCCACCTCCGGACCTTCCGGCAGAGGCTGCCAATGGGGAACGCACTCCATCGCCAATCCAAAAGAAGCATTATCGGTAACCCACATCGCTTCTTTTAATAGCTTACCTATCAGTATATTTTTATAATCTGTATAAATCATTACTCTCTGGTTTTCTTCCGGCAACCTCTCGGCGACGCTAACCCACTGCGATTTAACCCGATATAGTTGCCGGCATAATGTGCAATCTAATTCGCCTATATCATTTGACACTGGCGTCAGCGGAGTATCCATTACAGCACCGCCTTTTCGGCGGTCTCTTCTGTGTCGTTTTTTATCAACCAATCATGAACATCTTTTATCTTTTCGTCATGAGATAATACCTCTGATACGATTCTTATTATTTTTCGGTATGGTTTTTCAATTAATAAGTCATAAGAGTTAAGAAGTCCGTTGTACTTATACCCGAGATCTTCCAGGATTTTTAATTTTTCTTCTCTTGTTTCCATCTTCAAATACCGCCTCCCGTATTTATTATGCCTTGTTATGGACGCCGCAGGAGTAAGGCAACTCTCTTCCCCGGCCAAGGTATCGGCGTCCAAACTTTATTTCGAGTAAAAATTAAACATTTGTTCTTTAGTATATCCTTCCATAACTGATCCGCTATCAGCTACATTGAATCCCTTATCTGGGCCTTCTTGTATTTCGTAAGCATCTTCTAAAGCTATTAATTCTATGCCAGCAGGACATCCTTCGAAAGCTATTGCGGACGTTCCGTCAATCTCAAACATTTTATAAACGTCTCCACGTTTAATGTTTTCCAATCCATCTTTTTGCCACTCCCCGTCACGCAACACCATAACATAACGCTTATGCTCTATATCTGGATGCATGGTTATTTACCAGCTTTCTTTTTGGTTTTCGCCGGCTCAACCGGTCTCTCGGCTGATCTTACCGCCGCCTTCTCCATCAACTTACCCTGCATCTTATGTGCCGCCATTTTCACGATACCAACCTCCTCCAGAATCCGGGTTTGCTATCTGCAACTGGTTCTTTGGAATGCCCATATCTTTTCATATATTCCTCTTCGTCCATTTTTAAGGGTTCTTGTCTGTGTTTTTCTTTGTCGGAAGATTGCTCTCCACCAAGTGAACTAAAATCAATACTAGGTAAATCTCCCATATTACTGTACGTGTCATCTGCGGCTTCGATGTTCTCATCTGAAATCGCCGCAAACATCGATGTCGTCAATGACAACGTATGTAATTCCGTCACCGCCGCCCTCTGCGTCAGTAAATTCTCTTTATACGCATTAATTATACTATCGGATTTATTCTTAACCAAATTCGCCACCTGCTCGTCTGATGGCGTTCGAACTGGATTATACCGATGCCCTAAATCGCTAGGTATCTTACCGAACTCACTCATAAACATTATCGGTAATAACTTATCAATCTTTGGACGCAATACCGTGTTCTGCTGCTGGGCTATCATGTCGTAATAATTCTGTAAATCACCTTCGCCCGTAGCGTTCATTCCAGCAGGAGATCGACCAAATAATCGGGATACAGGGATATCGCATGCGCCGGATATATCCATCATTTGAGATTCGGAGATTTCGTTTAGACCAGTAAATGTATAATTCAACGCCTTAACATCATCATGCTCGCCGACAACCATCATACTGCTATTGGATCGCAATGTATTCTGCGCCTGTTTTACGTTGTAAAAATCCTGTTGCATCTGAGGATCGCCAATCGCCAGTAGTTGGTCAAGACCCGCGACGGTATTCACAAGAACATTGCTCTGGAAAACTAATCCCGCAATATTCCACGAGGTGTTGTCGCGCTTAACTATTTCTTCGTAAAGGTGTTCAACCTCGCTAGCCCCCCACATTATCGTGTTTAAGGATTCCCAAAACGGAAGCTTGCGACCATCAAACCGAATTATGCGGGTGTGGTGTACTTTCTCCATTAACTTTTCTGTGGTTTCGTCGCGGACTTCATAATACAGTGGCAGTCCAAAATCAGGATCGTCGATATCCTCGATAATTTCTACTGACGGATATATACCAGACCAACGGTCCAGGATCAGTAATCCTTTAAACGTGTTCGGCAGGATGTCTTCGACGACCAGTGGTTCCGTTAATTTGTCTTCGTCGCCCTGAATCATAATCAATCCACCGGCACCACCGTATAATCTACCCCAATACAAACCTTCCGCTAATTTCTCTTTTATCTTTGTTCGCCGTTCCAGCTTGTCGTATCTGTCTTGCTGCTCTGGTGTAATCTCGCAGGTCAGTGAGAACCAGTTTTTTATGCAATCGTCCGGGATGGTGTTAATAATTTTTTTAAAGATCCAGTTGTTGCGGTAAAGACTATTACAGAGCGAATAGTTCTGGCTAAGACGAGTTATTGGGTACGCGCTTTCAGACATAAAATTAGCAGACCCGACCGCGCCAAGTCTACTAATCGCATTAACAAAGGTATCTAACGCACTCCCGCGCGTATTCTTCTGTTCCTGGGGGCGTTCTACTGCCCGTTTATTTCGTTTCGACAATTAGGTCACCCCCATCTTTCCAGCAGTTCCGTCAACTGCCTTACGTGGTCATGCTCGTCGTTTATAATTTCAATCAGCACCGCTCGCACGCCCGCGTCGGTTATCGAATTCAAGTGCGCCTGGTATAACTCAATCGCGCCAATCTCGGATTCGAGGTCCGCGCGGAGTTTCGTTATTAGTTCGAAATTATTCATCGCTGTGCACGCCTTATTGGCGGTGTCTGAGTAATAGTTTCCCATACTAAAACTCGCGTTTAAGAGCAGTGTAAACATCAATAAGTTGGGCTAAGTCGGCCAGATTAACGTCTTGGTTACATTTCAGTATCGAATCGCATCGGTCAACTATCAGTTTTTCCATCACGTCAATAACCCTATCCACTAAAATCCACTCCTCTACTATCTCATTCCCGCCCTATACCGTAATCCTGACTCGGAGAGCATTTCTATTAGCATTGTTGCACCGTCTGCGGCGTCATCATGTTCGTTTTTACCCATAATCACGTACCCGGTTAAATTATCCATAAACTTCGCGTAATCACTATTCAGCGCATAGTCCGACCGGAACCAAACATGTTCCTTAACGGCGCCAGAAGACAATAATATGCGTGTTTCTTTGTTCGTTGTGGTAAACGACGGCTGTATTTGTGTTATCGACCGAGCCTTCCATAACTCGCGTTTCAGGTTGTTGCAATAAATCTCGCCGCCGGCGTTCGATTCCACACGGCACTTACGAACCTTATACCGTTTCAGCATTTCAATAGTTAAAGGCTCCGTCACTGTGATCGGAGCCTGGGTGAATATGCAGTCAATTATATAAATCCGTGATTCGAACAACACAGCAACCAGCAAACAATAATAATCGGTACCCTTATCGGCTATATCGATTACACCAACAAACGTCTTGTAATAATCGCCTTCCGTCTGAATATCTGCCAGTGTAAACCGATTCAGGGATTCGACCGGGAACAGTAGACCTTCGGCAGGTTTGGGGTCTTGCTGGTACATAGACAGGAAGATAACTTGGTTTTGTTGTTTGATTTCAAGCAATCTCTCGAGCGAATGCCTAGATGGCCATAACGCTTCGCCTTCTAACCGAGGATCTTCTGTATTGGGTGGTCCTAGTTTAACGGCTGGGAATATTACTTGATGCCACTTTCCTGGCTCCCGTTTTAATATCGTGCCAGCAAGGTCGTCTGGATGCCAGCGGGTCAGCGTAATTAATTGCTGGCTGTCGTTGTGAAGGCGGGTTCGAAATACCGAGTCGTACCAATCCTGCACGTTTGCGCGTACCGTCGGGCTCCAGGCGTCCTGGGCGTCTTTATAAGGATCATCTATAATACCAATATCAACGGCGCGACCTGTTAAACCACCACCAACGCCAACGGCTATAAAACTGCCCTTTTTGTGGAGTATTTCAAACTCTTCAGTAGTACGAATATATCCAGCGCCACGATTCGGAAGTTTGGTGTCTGGATATAATTGCTGATATTTTGGATCTTCGATGATTCGCTGAACATCGCGGCCCCATTTAGCCGCAAAAGTTGTGTTATAACTCGCTATAGCGACTTTAAAATTCGGATTATCGCCAAGGAGTTTGGCGGGTAAATTAACCGAGCATAACAAACTCTTGCCGTTTTGCGGTGGCATAAACACCATCAACTTCCGAATTTCGCCTCTCGCGAACCTGTCCAGAGCCGCCGCGTATCTATCGTGATGCCAGTTAACTTGGTATGTGGGCATTGTGTATGTAACGAAGTCGATTAACCGCGTACGAGCGGCATATACTTGCTGTTCCTCAAGTAATTTAAGGAGTTCTAATTGTTCAGTATCTGACATTGGCATGTTATCACCCCACACCCCCGAATACCAGCAGGGGATAAAAACCATGAATTGGCGCCCGACCTGTTTGTCATGTAAGTACCCAAACCGTGGTAACAACGTGAATAACAACTGTCTAGTTAGACTTATAGACCTTAAATTAAAACTGTCAATAAATTAAAAATTCAACTCTAAACTGACGCAATTTAACGACTTACTTGACATCAAGTTAGAGTATACTTTACATTGACACTTTATTAAGTCCCCGGCGGCAACTGTTTAGCCAGCAGTTCAGTGATTCGTTGTTGCCTTTGCTCGGGCGTCATCGCTTCGAGTTGGATTGGGCCACCAGCAGGGCCGGTAACCTCCTGAGTAGTGACATCTTTCTGCTCAAGGTACTGTTTACCGAGCCATATCAACATTGTGACGTTGCCGTCCATAGCCGATTCAATCTGTCTCCTACGAAGAGACATTCGTCCACCAGCGGACGCCTTTTTGTAGTAATCCGCAAAACCAGCGTTATATTGCTTTTTAACCGCTCTTTCTATTGTGTCAACAGAACAATTAAAAAACGATGCTATTTCTAGTTGTGTTGCTTGCATATAACACAACTTATCAAACAATTTCCAATCAATCTCTATTGTTGGCCTACCACCTAAGTTTCTTAAATCCGGTAAATTGTCGTCTGTATTCTCTTCCATACTCTCACCCACAATCAATTTAAACCTATCTGTTTGCCCCGTAGAGCGATTATAAATATGTTTTATTAAAATACTGCGTGCAGCCCTGGTTTTTGCTTCCAGACCCCACGACGACCTTTATAAACACCAAGAACATTTCTATTAGGACGCATTAAATCTTTAATAACTCCTTTGGAATCGAAACCCAAACAAGTTTTCCCTGAGTTGGTTGTTTTAGGATTAGGATGCTTGCATTTGCCATTCGTAACCCACAAACATTCACCACAATCAGCCATTGGAATAAAACTAACTTCTTTCATAAAATCCTCTCCCCAAATAAAAAAACCGCCCTTAAAAGGACGGTTTATGTGTTCGTAGACTTTGAACAGTTTAATGATAACATGGAGAATATTAAGATTTCAATAAAGTAAACCTCTATTAATTCTCTATATTTTTATATTTCTTTTAAAACAATAAATTAATTCGTGTTTCCATTTCCATAAAGTCGGATATGAAACATTAAGCCTTTCAGCAATAATACTGGGTTTCAATTTCTCCCAATAATACAACTCACAAATCCGTTGCAGTTCCGGTAAGAGCGTGTCGTAAATCGCCTCCACCTGCCGACATATCACATATGATATATTTTCACTATCGGCATTCCTAATAGCGAATTTTGAAGTTGAATCACTAACATCCGTTCCCCTCGGCATGTCCAGTGAATCGTAATTAGGAATACAACTAGGCGTAAGGGACAGCATTTCGGTGTCAAGTTTGTATTGCGGGTAGTCCCAGAGAATAGCCTCAACAGGATCAGAGTATTTATGTTTGGGACTTGCTATCTTCCAGTTATTATTCATGGACTAGCCTCCCCTTGTTATTATATCTCTATTATAGTTGTATTTGCGTTATTTGTAAATACTACTATGTTAACTTATTATTCCAGCAGCCACTGGGACGCGATTTTGTTTTGTTGGGTGTAGTCGAGCATATGTAAATTTCCTCCCGACTTAATTAATTACAAATATTAGAGTTTGGTTTATAGAGCAGTTCCAAATCACTAACAAAAACCCATGTTGATTTATTGTTGCTTTTAATAATTGCATAAGAATGGAATTCGTCTATTTCCACATGGGTTAACATGCCGCAAACCCTATGCCAACTTGAACCAACAATATCGCCAAATTCTATATTGTTTTTTCTTAAGTGTCTATTGCATCGTTCGGCTGATGAAGGTTGGCAATAATCAAGATCGTCTTGTAATTTTATTTCTGTAATATTAACTTTAGGGTGTTTAAACATTATTTTACTCCCTGATCGCTAATTTATCTAAATCAACATGCTTATATCGATCATGTTCCTCGGCTTGTTTGGCATCGTTAAAGCTGGTGATCTCACTGAGGTAGCCCGTTATCCGCCGAATCCTGATAATCGGCGACCGTTCCTTACATCTCACTTCGACGTACTCCCCATCAACCACAATTTCAGCCCGATCAATAGGTTTCTTCCAGATTTTTAACTCCTGTTTGATATATTCAGTCGCCTCTTCGAGAGTCATTTCTGCGGGGTAAATGGTGGTGATGCCAAGTATAATATTTTGCAATTGATTGCCCTCCCAAATATAGAATGAATAGCGCGATGATAAACCAGGGGAATAGGTTGACGTAGATGATTAGGCGGAGCCAAGCAGTTAAAGTCATAAAATAACATCATCTTTGTTAGACTCGTTTAATAATCCGTGGGTTAAAGTTTTAATCATATTTTTGTCATTGTCGCTAATAATGTTTTTAATAATTAACACCATCAATAACGCTTCCACAATGGCTTCCTCGCGTGACATCACAGCACCCCCGCTTCCCTTAGTTTATTGAGCGCACTCCGTAATGGTTCAAACTCAAATTCTAATGCTTCAATTTCATCGCATTCATCAAAACTATTCATAGTTGTATAAGCGTCTTGCGGGGCTAGGGCTTGCTGGGCTATTGCATACACCTTGCGCTCATCCCAGTCTAATATTGACGCGCGTTGATCTTTATAAATTAAGTAAATCTGGCTTAATGCTTCTCCCAACACAGCAATCCTCTGTTCCTTGGCGGCAAGCTGCTCTTCTAAATCGCGCCACTTGTGGTCAGCTTTCATGAATTTTTCTTGAAATCGCCGCATATCAGCATAATCTCTTTCTGCTTCTTTTGTTTTGGCGGCAATCTGCTGCTCTGCTGCTTTCGCTTTTTTGCGTAGTGCTTCGCAAATCATAATATGGGCAACATCGTCTCGAATTTGTGTTTTTTCATATTCTTGGCACCGCTTTTGCATTTCGGCGTTTTGCTGTTTTAATCCAGCAATTTCCCTGCAATCAATTATAGCTTCATCACGGTATCCGCTGTTCATAAGTTGAACTTCTTTGATTTTTTCTTGCAGTTCATCGTTTTCGGTACGAAGTTGATGTACCTCGCGTAGATATGGCAGCACCATTTCAGACCATCTTGATCTATTGCCGGTAGCGGTAATGTCAAGGACAAATTTTTCTATATCTTTGATTAATTCATCTAGATTCACCCGCGCTCACCCCTCTGCTCCTCGTATTTGGCTAATGCATCACGAAGTTTTATTTTATCACTTGTCAATACTCCACCATGTTCTTCATAATTTATAACTTCTTTAGCCGCCTCCGCCACATTTACAGCCAGCAGGAGATATGCGCTCATACTGGGATTATGCTCCCAGGTTAATTCATATCCATCCAAACTTTTCGCGTACTGTAGCCGTTTTAAGTGAGTTTGCCTAACAATATCCCTGTAGAGTTTTTCATCCGTTTTTGCTATATCATCAGTAGTATCAATATTATCAAGTAAGTCCCATAGTTTTTCTGCTACTTTTAGATTAGCCGCACATTCCGCCACTTTGTGTTTTAGATGGTTTTGGACTCGTTCAAGGTTGTTTTTATACGCCTGGTTGTCGGCTTCAAGCTGGGCTATGCGGTTCTGCTTTTCTAATAGCTGCCTTCCAGCATCTCGTATACCTGACTTTAACTGTGTTATCTGACCTGTCATAACTTTGCTATCACGAATTAAATCTGTTAAATTTTCTCTATGCTGTTGCCGCGCCTGTTCGCTTGCTTTTAATTGTTCGCGCAGTTTTTCCTGTTCTAAAAAAAATCCACATTTTGTATAATTACAGTCCAAATCATTCGACCTCCTCTGTATGTGTTGGGTCGTTCCCACATTCAGGGCATTTATGAATAGTTCCGCCTTTTTTTGAATACATATTTTTCATTTTATCAAGTCGGCGTTGATCTAATTCATTAATCATTGTTACCACCTTTTTTAACTACTACCAAATCTAAACATTTCTTGCAAACCTTAAATTCTTTGCCATTATATTTATTTTTAATTGTGCCAATTGCCCGATATTGTTCACATAATTGGCATTTTAATTCACATACTTTATCTGCTGGGCATATCATTCGCTCTCGCCTCCCAATTCTTCCAGCCTACGTATTGTTGCCGCTAAGGTGCAGTAACCACTATGCCCATAATTTTTACCATAGTGACATACTGGGCAAAAACTTAAGCCAGTTTTATTTTCGTCGCTACACCATTCTAATTTTTTAAGTTCATCCAGCGCCATTTTTAGCGCGGCTGTGTATTTATCCGCACAACATTTATTTAATTCTGAACAACTATATCCGCATTGGCTCATCCCATATCCTCCCCCTCGCTCAAAGTTGGAACACACTCAATTCGATTAATCAGTGCCATCCTGCTCACTCTCCCATTCCCAAAGTCGTTGCTTACCTTTCGCCGGTACCGGATCAATCCGGCGCACGTTCGCCAGTATCCAGGCATAGCGACCAGGAGTGTAGTCGCCTAAAGCGAGTTCGTTGCCTTTAATAATCTTGCTAGTGCTTAATTCTGCTTTGAAAGGCAAAATTATTAATTTTGTGGTTCCGCTTATACGATCACAATATTGATGTTTTACCTCAACACAGTCCACTAAGTCAGCAATGGCAATCACAAATCCAAGCGGAACGTCTTGGACAATAACTAAGCCAGCATCGTTAAGACGTTGTCTTGTTATTTCCAGATCAATCCGCTTCCCCGCATGTATCGCCAGTGGCCCCCGGTAGTTCGTCGGCCAGGAACGCGTTTCAATTTGCTTCGCGCCAATGGCGATCAGCGACGCCCAGGGCTGCAATATTGTTAAGGCTTTCATAATTCACCCCGCCTTTTCCTTATATCTTTGGGCTCTCCGGATTTCTGGGTTGATAAATATTTTTTGGTCAACATAAGATTAACCATCCCCTTAAAAAAAAAATTAATTTATTTTGATTTATGTATTGCATTTATTATTGATATATGTTATACTTAAATCAATAAAAGGATTGGAGATGACAAAAATGAAAGCGACTCGGACAGTAACCTGGACCACGAAAGACGGCAAAACCGCTGAATGCAAAATCGAGATTACCCGCGAAATACAAGAAAACATCTCTTATTCTGACGGGTGGAACATCAACCTCGGTCCAGAAGAAATAAAAAGCACCTATATTGAGTTAAGAGTTAACGGTAAATATGTAGCTCGCGATCTTGGGAATATATCTCCAATAACAAAAGAAGGATACCGCGCGACTTACGACAAAATGGTTGCTGCTGGTGTATATGCAAGACTAGGTGATGTATACATCAACCGCGAAAATTACGAAAAGATTATGGCCGCTATCACCGAAGCAACCACTGAAGCCGAACAAGATGCCGAATACATAGCTTACAAAGCGACCCCTAAAGCAACCAAAATCCACGATAATAACATCATAGTTGATGACGGAAATTACGATTATGACTCAGAAAATCATGGCCCAGGTTGGTGCAATAAATGCCATAGTTATTGTTGGGGAGATTGCGAAGCCTAAATAAAATTGCCGAGCCGGGCGGCTAATCTCGGCGAAGGGAGCGATAAAAATGAAAAAACTCATTGGATTAAAAGGCGGTCAAGATGCGACATTTTGGGAAATTATTAGCAGCCAAGAATGCGAATTAGTTAAATATCCGTCTATCAAAAACGGTAAAGAAGTCCCTTTTACCCTCGGAATGTCCGACGCAGAATTACAAGAGTTTATGGCGAACAAACAAAAGGTTGGGTATCATGGTTATAGGCTTATTATCGCGGGGAATCCAATTTGCGCGGAAGATACGTTGAAAGAAATGGGATATGACGCTTTTAGTAACGCACCAAATTCTGTTGATATTTATGATCCTCGCGGCGGCGAACGTCCTAACTCAGGCAGGCCAGCAACGGGCGCAATGCCCACTAAGGCAATAAGGATGGCTGAAGATGAATATATCAAAGTTAAAGAATTTTTAACTCAACTTCGTCAACCGTCCAAATAGGGCGGTTTCCTTTTATGTCGCCTTTATTTCAACCCTAAAATCCGAAGAGCCGGAATTATCGTTATAGCATTGTTCAACCATTTCTCTTTTTGAACGCCTAACGCTTTCGGCCCACCTAACACCCGTTAAGACTAATCTTCCTTTGCCGCCTCCTTCTTTTAATATCGCGCAACAATATCTCATGTGTCTAAGAGGAGGTAGTTTTTTTGCTTCAATCAATTGCCACATACTTTTCTTTGGCTTATGCACTTCCACATCTTTGTGATGCTCCCGGATAAAACACACCAGTTCCGGAGGATCAACCGTAGTAAGGTTGTAGTGATAGTCTGCCTTGACCCCTGACCGCTTTACAAGGTCTTTAACTACACAACTATCCTTGCCGCCCGAGAACGCCACGTAATACCCTTCTGGCGGCTCAAATTGGCGTATCCGGTCAATGGCTATCTGTACTTTATCAACCACGCCAAATAGCGTATGCTCAATCAGCATTAACCCTCCCCCTCTTCCTCTCTCCTGCTGTTGTCCTCGATTTCAGCGATAGCCGCTAGTATTGGGTATATCTGTTGTGGTACTACTGTTCGTCCGAGCGCGGCAGTTCTGTCCACCCCACCGGATAACCCATATACCACTCTAGCCAATCCGGGTTCAGATTCCCACCTAAAACTGTCGCCAATCCGTTTCCCGAATGTTCTGATGCACCTTTGCGATTGTAATTCCCGTGAACCGTTAGTGTAGGAAGTAGTTTTAATCCCTGAATTAATTTCATAGAATGTTTCGTTTTCCCGTTGTATTCCTTGCCCTTGATATCCCCACAGGTCGCATCGAACGCGGTCAGAGTTGGCAACAATGAATACTCTATCCCGTCTATGCCACGCGTCAACGGCGCAAGCCGGTAAAACAAACGCTTGTGATTCGTAGTTGATATTCTCCAAATCATCAAACACCGCGTCGATTCCCAAGGATATATGGCCACCAACATTTTCGCCAATAACCCAAGTCGGCCTGATTTCTGATATAATTCTAAACATTTCCGGCCAGAGATATCGATCATCTGCCGCGCCTTTTCTGTTCCCGGAAGTACTAAAAGGTTGACAAGGGTATCCGCCGGCCACAATGTCAATTCCTGTGATTCCTGCATTATCTAGCACCTCCTTGGTCAGTTTCTTCACATCATCGAATATCGGCACGTCAGGCCAATGTTTCTTTAGCACCTTCTGGCAAAATGGTTCAATCTCGCAAAACGCCACCGTCTCAATTCCTGCCCACTGTGCCGCAAGATCGATTCCGCCTATGCCTGAGAACAACGAGAGCATTTTCATTTGTTGTCCTCCAGCGCGGCGAGTGCCTTCTCTAATGCCCACGCGCCGCAATCACACTTTTTTGTGTTATCTTTTTCAAGTTCACAATTCCAATGATGAGATATATCACCCTTAAAATTATTGTAAGCCTCAACCAGCGCCTCGTATTTATCCATGTGTGCCTCCAAATACGTGCATATTCATAACCTTCATTACGAAACTGCAAAATCTCTCCATTTCCTCGGGCGGTCGTTTTTTGCGTGTAATCTGCCGATCATACGAGCTTAATCCTAAGATTGTTATTTTGGATTCAACCGCCCTGCGTGAACGTCCCAGTGTTTTGGCGATTTCATTTACTTTGACGTGGTTAGCATACAGATTTTTAAGCTGGGTAAATTCCGCTTCTGACCAATTCATTTCACATCCCCTCCTCAAACCGCCAGTGATAACCGCCGCACGTTGATCTCTTAAAGTGGCAACACTTACATATTCCTTCAGGCTTGACGCCTGTTATTTTTGCCGCTTCAATACCAGACTTAAATATAACGCCGTCCGATCTAACGACTTTTTTCTCGCGGTATGCGTGGTCAATGTGCCGGAATCCACCCCAACCAGTTCCGCCATTGGGTATTAAATTTAACGTGCGCCCGATGCTCCGAACGCTGGAGTAACTTATTTGCATACGCTTGGCAATGATTTTATTAGTTAAGCCTTGCGTGTGCAGCTCGCAGTATTGATTTTGATAGTGGGTGTTATCGGATATTTTCATTTTAGCGCCCCCAGCTTAAAGTAATTACCGCAAATCCACCAACAGCAATCCCCCAAACATATTGACATTGCGAAGTAATATGCTCGTTTACACAAAAACCTGCGATTATAATCGCGAGCCATACAATCCACTTCATTTCAGCCCTCCTAATAATCGAATTAATTCCTTTCCAAACGGTTCAATTAACTTCCGATGTTCGCCGTATTGTTCTTGACTGTCCCATCCAACCTTTCCTTGCACACACCACGTTTCCGTGATAGTTTCCCATCCTTCGGGTTTAATCACTGCGGCAACACGATATTTGGTTCCGTCGTTCGGAATTAATACGGCTCCGGTGTTACGCGCAATCATTAACGCCGATGACAAATCTGCGCTGGCCCGAGACATTAAAAACAACCATTTTTCAGAATCTCCCCGACTATATACCCCGTAATTATCCCAAAACTCAACTCCACCAAAATATTTCCACGGGTTCGATTGTTCGGTGGGGGAGGCTAATGGCGGGATCACATTTCACTCCAGATTCGAAGAAGCATATCGGAAATTAAGTTTATCGAGCAATCACCACTTTTAAATAATGCACAATTGTTATCACACGTTTTTGGGGTAAACGGACACGTTTTTATCATTTATATCACTCCTACATTATGTTAATAAGATAGTTAGGTAGTTAGGTATATATTTTTTTTCAGTAAAGTCCTCTTATGAAGAAATTAATATTGAAAAGTTTCCGAAATGCAAATAATAACCTAACTACCTAACTAATAAGGTAAATTACCCTTATCCATAAAAACGACTTCGCCCTTACTGTCATTTGAGTCTGTGCGGTTTTCTGCTCTTAATCCGATTCCGTGAAACTTTGTGTAATTACCAGTGCTAATTTTCTTTAAAAAGCCTTTTTTCTCTAAACTATCAGTGAAATCTTTACGTTTTATACGTACATTTTCATCATAAATCTCTATCCAAGACCGAAAATTGGTATATAATTCACCTACATTTCCACTTGCAAGAGGATTTATGGTACACTTATCGCTCATCCATAGCTCAATATAGTCGTTTTCTTTCTGGTATGCTTTTGTTGCTTGAACCACTTCGTCTGGTGGTTGTAAACCAAATTTGTTCCATTCCAGGCAACCTTCGATTAACCAATTTAAGATCCCCGACTTCTCTGTCTCTGCCCTTAATTTTGTTTTTAGTCCTTTGTCTTGACTGTTACCGACGAATGTTTTTACAAAGGGCAGAAGTTGAATTCGTTCCCAAAGTGCGAAGTCTTCTGGGCGGGCAGTTGGTTTGTCGTTAGTCATTAAAACTAGTTTAAATTGGGGCAAAAACTCGAAGGTTTCTTGATAAAGGAACCTGGCTGCCATTCGATCCTGGCCGGTCATTTGTTTAATTAATGCCTCGTCAAACTGACAACCCTTACCGCCTTCGCTCGCCACCACATACCGAGCCCCCCGCAGACGCGCCACGTCGTTTGATATCCCTTCGTTCTTCTTCTTCATAATTGTGGCGGTCGGTGTGGTTTGGGCGTAGTCTCCGAGCATGTCCAGGATTAATTCTAAGAGAGTGCCTTTGCCGTTGCGGCCATAACCAAATGCGATAATGAACTGTTGCTCACGGGTTTCTCCTGTTAAGCAATACCCTAAAAATCGTTGCACAAATTTAATAATGTTTTGGTTATCGTCGAATGTGCTACTAAGAAAATTTTCGAACGTGGGACACTTGGCCTCGGGCTTATAAGTAACAGGAGCCAGTTTTGTTGCGTTGTTTTTGGGGTCCGGTGCCATCAGTTTACCTGTTTTTAAATCAAGGGTTCCGTTTTTTACGTTTAATAACCAGATATCAGAATCAAGTTCAATTATTGATACCGGCATCATGTGTTGCGCCAGTATAAGCATTGCGTTCACCCTTGGAAGTGACTCTGATTTTTTAGCATGTGAGAGTAGCGCATCTCTAACATCTGGGTTATCAATACCTGCGGCATCGCCATACATAGACCGGACACATTTCTTGGCAAATGCCATAATGGCGCCACTGTCATCGATTTTCCACCTGGTCCCGTCCCACACTAACCATTTACCATACTGAGTGCAGTATTTTACTTGACCATCAAACATTCGTGTGAACCGTTCGGCGTTGCCTATGTCAGTTAACTTCTCGAATCCGGGTTCGGTACCAGTTTCGGGGTCTGGTTTCTTCCCTTTCTTTCTTGACAGCGCGAACGTCACCGGATTTTTCACCTGGCAGCCTTCCGGGGGACAGCCGGCGAATCCGATAGACCGGATATATTCGCACGACTGCGGGGCCGGATTACTGCGGGCGTGGACGTATTTACGGTCGGTTTCCCGTATGGAATACCGGGAATAATTACGGGATAAATCATGACAGGCTTCGAGTCCGTCCTTACACCGGGAAAGGTTGGTTAGTGCGGCGTACCATAAGGGTTCCGGTAGGTCGGCGGCGTTATCCCGGCAATGTTGCATAAATATACATTGACTGAATACTATGGATGCGGGGCCGTCTGTCGGACGTGATTCGAATATTTTGCCACATATTTTAGTCAGGTCCGCGTCTGTGGAATCTGGCAGGGACGAATCGAAATCATCCGGATTGTACCTCACGGCGGAGGAATGGATTACTTTGACCGGGACCGGATCAAATTTATAATTCTGGGTACCAGGCAGCCGTAATATCCGGCAGAGGTCGGCGGTTTTATCGAATTTCCATTTATGAGTTGCCGCCCGGGTTAAAATGTGATTCTGAAACCGGGATAATATGTCTGCCGCCCGAAGCCGATCTTCCGATATATCCCACGCCTCGCGGAATAACCAGTACCCGTGGAGCCCATGCCCGGAATCGACGAGGATCGATGGCAGGAATTCCTCACCGCGCAGGAAATTGATAACGTCCTGATTGGTGGCGGGTACGTTTTTTTTGGTCGGCGACTGGATATCGAAGTCGAACCAAAGGCCGGGAATACTGGTCACAGTATCGTTTGATGTGCGGCGAGTTGAAGATTTTTTATCCTGGGCGAGCCCGACGCCGAAATACACATCCCGTGATAGGTTGGATAATTCGATGGCTTTGGCGGCGATGGCCGGGAGGTTCGAGATGGGGAACCAATAAGTTTTCTCGTCCTGCCGGGTCCATAGGGTAAGGTAGCCGCTGGTGTCGGGATAAAGTTGGTTGAGGAAGTCGATCATTGTTTTACCCCTCTCCGGGTCACGCGTATTTCTTATCCGGGCATTTCTGATATGTGGGAGATTTGCGGTTATTGATACACTTGGCGCAGTTCTCCCGGCAGTCACGGTCGGGATTTTTCTTGCAGAGCGCGGGCGGTTTCGTGAATCGGCAGTTGTCGCAGACACAATTCGTCATATTTCAGTCCTCCGGCGCCACAGGCGGTGATTTAACGTAATTGTCCGGCCCGTAAGGTAATCCCATGGCTTTGTCTATTATGCGGTCCTGGATAACTGAGGGGTCGGTAAGTTCGAACATTTGAATTTGAGTCAGCGTAAGTTGGTGGTCCTGTTGGGATAAATCCGCCTGGAGTTCGTGGAGCTGGTGCCATGTAATGAGGTTAAGCGCAAGCAAACACATTATGGCGATTGTTAATAATTTTATGGCTGATTTTAGTCGTTGCATTTTTGTACCTCCGGATATTTGATTGATATCCCATGCTGTTTCGCGTACACAATCTCCCTACAGCACCCCTCGGACT